CGGAACTCAGCCCGCGACCGTTGCAGACTGGAATACCGTCTATGCGCTTTTCAATAACATTCCGGTTCGCATGATTGCGAACGTTGAAACTGCCGTGACTGATTATCAGAGTGCGCTCGAAACATATTGCCAGAATCGGTCAACGAAAGACAATCCTGTTGCCGTTATTTGCGGAGCGTTCGCGCTTGCAACGAAAGCCGCCGTAATTGCATCTGGTCAGCTCTATCAGCGGTCCGATGAAGTTGACGCAGTGTACGCGCATAACTGGATTGGCGTTTCTGACCCGTTCGCTGACTCTCCGACTGCTCCGCGCCGTGCGGTCCCGAATTGCGGTCACCTCATGGGATGGATGGTTGCCGGCTTCTCGGTTCTCGGTATTCATCAGATTCCCGCGCAGATTACATTCCCGCTCAAGGGATTGTACGAGGTCTACGGGTATACCGCTCCTGATGACCAGGATCGAACCGATCTTGCAAGCGCAGGCGTCAACGTGATTCAGAGTCTTTCCGGTTCTGGATATTGCGTTCGTAACTTGTTTACGCCTTCAACGGGAGTCGAGTTTCGGTATGCAAACGTCGTATTCATGCGGAACTATATCAAGGTTTCCGGCGTTGATTCCTTGCAGACATCTGAGAATACGCCGAACACTATCGGACGCGTTCGTGAAGACAGAATGGCAATGCTTCAATTCATGCATCGACTCTGGAAACGCGGAAGTACCGGAAATGTCAAGGAAGGCGAAACGTTCGGGCAGTACGAACTTGATGACGGTAAAGGAACCGTGTCGAGTGAATCTGACGCTTACGAAGTTATTGCCGACGCCTCGAATAACCCTGTCGGATTCTTGCAGGCGGGAAATCGTGACATCGACGTATACTTCTCTTTCCCGGCCCCGGCGGGCTCGATCAAGATCGGCGTCGGCGTATTATACCGCGTACAGTAAAACAAGGGCGCTCTTATTTTACTAAGAGCGCCTAACGTAAAATAAGGGAGAAAAAATATGCAACAGAATAGCATGGCGCAGAAAGTCCGATTGCTCATGGAGGGGGAAGAACTTCCCGGCTTGGTGAAACTCGGTGAAATCTCGCTTGAAAAAGGCATGATCGACGTTCCCGGTTTCCGTCGTATTTACAAAATCGCAACCGGCGTTACCACAATGCCCGCAATACCCGCGACGTTTGAAACCAGACGCTCGACTTCAACGCGGAAGACGCTCAATAGCTGGTATAACAATGACGAACAGCACGACGTAACAATCATTTGGTGTGATGCCGGTGGCGTTGAGTTTGCGCGTGACTTGTGGGAAGACGCGGAATGCTCGGTCAAGAAGATTCCCGAAACCGACCTTGCAAACGTTTCTTACGCGAGAATGGAAGTTACTTTCATTCCGTATGACATTACGCCCGTGGAGTAAACAAAAATGAAATTACCGGTAGGAGTGGAGCTTGACGGCTCGGTATACACGGAAGTGAAAGTGGGACGGGCTGACTCGCTCGTTATCGCAAAGACTACGGAAGAAGCGGAACGCGGAAATCCTTATTCTGCTATTCTCGAATGGAACGTAGGTATCACGGAAAATCTTTCTGGAGATAGTGGCACAATCGAGGGCGCAGAAATTAGGCGCGCTCTTCGCTTTATGCCGTTTGAATCTGCGTTCGCCCTTGCCTGTTATGGAATGGCCGAAACGAAAAAAGACGATTCGATATCCGGTGAGTATGCGTGCCCGAAATGCGGAAGTATCGTAAAAGCTGAACGCGGAGAAACGGACGGTATAGAGTTTGATGATACCGATCATCTGTATGCGCTTGACATTGAAACACTTGATGATCCGCGCGCGGGCATTGCTATTACTCTTGAATATCCAGTTGAATTGAAACGGCGTGATTCAGGCGAAGTGATCGAAACGGTTGAATCGTTCGTCATGGATTGGCCGACACTCGACCAGTGTATCCGCGCTCATCAGAAATGCCCCGATGCTGAAATGCGTATGCAGTTTGCGCTATATAGTTCTGCACTCAGGACTATCAACGGGAAACCGTGCGATGCTACCTGGAAATCTGCATTCGGAACGAGATTCTTTGAAAAGATGGACGCAGAAGACATGGCGACGCTCAATGAGGAAATGAAACGCTATTCGATCAACGTCACGCGCGAACGAATCTGCATGAAGTGCAAAACGCACTTTGACGCGCCGATTGACCTGAATGGTTTTTTCGCATCCGGTCTCAGCAAGAAGGCCCCTCGTCGAGACCGTCCCTCCCGTGGGCAATAAACGCGCTGGATTTTAATCGTTCAATGCTGACGGCTGAATGTGTACGCCTTGCAAAAGCCGTGCATTTATCTCCTGAATGGCTTGAACGCTTGCCGTGGGATCAATATACTCTCGCTTGGAAAGTAGCCGAAGAAAAACAGGAGGGAACAGACAATGGCAGCGAATGAAAATGTATTCAACTTTGACGTCTCCCCTTTTCTCGCGGGCGTAAACAAAATCGGCGCGGGCATGGATCGTATTGAAGGCAATGCTAAAAAGTTCGGTTCAACGATTACGGGTGCAGTCAACAAATCAGTGAACGGCCTCATTTTGAAAGTAGGCGGTTTAATCGCTGCGTTCAAAACGGCTGGAGCAGTTCTCAAAGAAATGCCCGAAGTCGGTCAAGCGTTCGGTCTTGCAAAAGATATATTCCTCAAAAATCTCTTGTGGCCGTTACGTCAACAGGTTATGCCGCTCTTGCAAAAGATGCTTGACTGGGTTCGTGACAATCGCGCTCAGTTTGTTAAATGGGGTGCGACCGTTGCAAATATTTTCCGTACTGTTGTAGTCGTCGCAAAAATACTTTGGGAAGTTTTCAAGTCACTTGTGAAAACCGTAGGCGAAGCATTTCAGAAGGCGTTCAATACTAACTTCAAATCATTCGATGAGTTTTTAAACGTGTTATCGTTTAAGATATCTGCCGTCATCATATTTATGGGTATGCTCGCGAAACAATTAGTGACAGACTTCAAGCCCGCGTTCGAGTGGATTATCGACATGGGAAAAACTATTATTGATTTTTTCGTGAATCTCGGAAAAGAGTGGCTTAACACAAACAATCAAGGCCATAGCCTTATGACTATTATGGATCATCTTAAGGAGACATTTAGAATACTTGGAACATTTATAGAAAATGCCGTTAAGGGTTTTTCAGAAGGTTTCGTCCCTGCCATGCGTGATGCAATGACTCCGATTGACAACATTGTCATCTCGTTAAACAGCCTGATGAGAGTTCTCGGGATGGATGATTCTGACGGTGTCCGTGGAGCGTTCAAATCTCTTGGTACTTTCCTTGGTGGCGCTTTCATGATTGCGCTGTCGGCAATATCAAGCGTGATAGACGAACTTGCGTCCGGAATGGCAATGCTCATAACATCAGCAGGTGCGATTGGGAAATTATTTTCTGGAGATTTTGCGGGTGCGGCGAAAGAGTTCTCAAAAGTAAAAGATCAATACATGGCGCTTGGTGCAAGGCAATCAGAAAACTTTAACGCCGCATTCGGTGCGTTCGATACATCAAAAGCAGAAAAAATAGCCGCATACAGAAAAGAAATTGAAGACTTAAAGCAGTATGTAAAAGCTCATCCAAACGACAGAGAAGCACAGAAAAAACTGTACAGCGCTCAAACGACATTGGCGCAAGCAGGTGTAAGTATTGATGACGGAATCGTTACGAAAGACGGTAGAGTAATTCATACTTCGCCTGATGACAACATTTTCGCCGCAAAAGATTTTTCAGGTTATGGAAAAAACAAAATGCAAGGCCAGACTATCAACATCGGTCCGTTTCATATATCTGTCACCGAAGGAAACGCGGAACAAGCTGGTCGAAACTTCGGTTCTGGACTCGCCTATTCATTCAGGAACAACGTATCAAATGCCAGACTTGCGGAGGGTAGATAAAGTGAACTTTGCGTCATCTCTTCCGTGGTTCATGTACGACCTTTACAATAAGCAACTCATCACGAGCGCGACGATTCCAGAAGGAACGATTAAGGACAGCAAGGCCGTCGTCATTACCGAAACGCCTATCCCTGGACGTAACTTTCAGCCTATCTCAACGGGTGGAAATGGGAATAGAAAAATCAGCTTCTCACTTCCGATATGCCGTCGTAACGCAGTTGATGGCGACATGATGCTATTAAAACAGTTTGAACTTCTTCGCAATCAAGCTCAAGGCTTTCTTGGTAAAGCGGCGCAACGGGGTCAGTTTTCAGCTAACCCGAAAGTACTGTACTCATGGGGCACCGGAAGTATTCCGCAAGTCTATTACGTGACGAAGTGCGATTTTCAGCATACCGCTAATATGGTAAATGCTATCGGTATTCCGCAGCATTCGGTCGTCGATATTGAATTGGCTCTTGATGAGTCGCACCCTCTATATGCATATGAAGAACAGTTCCGCAACGTAGCATCTCTGCTTGGTGGCGTTGAATCTCTTTTTGCAATCGTGCAGAATCGCATGGGAGGAAATCCGTTTTGAGATACAATAATTCGGCCAATGTTTCCTTCACTGATGCAGATGGAAATACCGTTTCGGTTAAAGAGATTCTTCCCGTCACTGAAAAAGCAACGTCTTTCATGAAAGTCGAATGCGATGGTTCGTCGTCTCTGGACGAAATAGCCTCGCGCGATGCAATTTATGGCGAAGGAAGCGAATCAAGCGCTTACAAGATTTTCGATGAAAACATTGTTGAACTTGTTGACGCTCATTTCGATCTTGGTAAACTGCGAACGTTGAGGATACCGACGTGAGCCTTGAACTGTATAATCATGACGGTTCTTGGTTCAAGGTTGAATCATCGGACGTTAAAACAGACTTGGTGAAAACCGAAGACGTTATGAGCCTCAATGTCACGGAAGAAATGGCAAAGATGGATTCAGGCACGCTTCAACTTCTTGACCGAAACAATATCTATTCATACATTTTGCGTCCTGGCGTGAAACTTAAAATCTCGTGGGGAACTCGAATGGGGCAATCTACAGCGGCTTCACGTAGTCCTATCGAAGTCATGGTCAACTCACCTTCCGGCGGTGGCGATGGCGGCGGGCGTATCACGTTTAACTGCTCATTCATGGCGCTTCAATCTCGCGGAAGTGAAATGGTGAAGTGGTACGAAACAGGAACGAAGGCAGACGTGATAGCCGATGCTATGCGCCGTTGTGGCGTATTGAATCCTGAAATCAATTTCGCGCGTGGCAGTGAAGCGATTACTTCCGGCACTAAGGTATGTCAAAATGAATCTGACTTTAGATTCCTTGTGAAATATGCTGATGAATGGCGCGCGGCGTTTCGTATCGGACGTGATAAACAAGGAAATCAAATAGCTTGTTTCGTCGATTATGCGAAACTGAAAACGTCCAACTTTGTGAAACTCATGACGGGCGAAACCTCAAGATTTTTGGAATACGGAGGAGCTGATTTAGGATATAAAGAAGTAAACGGGAAGTCTGTCGATGTTGTTTTATCTGGAAAAGCGAATGTACTTGAATACTCATGGCAAGATCATTCGATGGATTCGGCGACGGGTCAAGGTGTGCAAGTTTATGAATCCGACGGAAAAGTACAGATGATGACATATAACGTCAAGGATGAAACTGTTACATACTGGAGGCTTGACGAAAAAGCCGTAGAAAAAGCGTTTAATAAACAACCTGATTTAACATCAAAGGCAAGTCTATTGGCTGATTTTCTTTCAAGGCAAACGTTTGAACAAGTGAAACAATACTTCATTGCCGATACAACGACAACTGCGCCGCAAGGTTCTGGCTTAACCGTTGACGCGAAACTCATGGGCGATCCTAATGTAACAGCGGCAATGATAGCGACGTTTGGAGCCGGTTTTCCTTCTCGAATCGGCGCAAGTGATCGAACATGGTGGATTAGAAAAGCAGAACACAATTTGACAACTGCCGGATATTTTACCGACGTTTCTATTTCAGACGCTTACGCATTCAGTCCGACAGGTGAAAAGTTATGAGTAATAGACGAAATGACGAATACGGGGAAATCCTTCAAATAATCGCGGACGAAACGCGATACGTGAAAGAGTACGAAGGTAAGGTACTCGATACAAACGATGAACTGAAAAAAGGTCGAGTGAGAATATCCATACCGGAACTTGGATGGATGCTCCCGACAGAATCACCATGGGTAGACCCTGAATACTTTGGACGTGGTTGTATTGTTCCGAAAGTCGATGATTGGGTAGTCGTTTATTTCATTGCTGGAAATATGACACGACCTCGTTATCGTTCAAGAACGGCAGCGATAACCGGAAGCACACCCGGAAGCTATACCGGCGTTGAAAAGAATGTTCTTTTTGATGACGGTACAACCGTTATTGTATATGATGATGAATCGAAAGAACTGTCGATAACAGGACCGGCAAAGATAATCGTAACATGCGACGCTATTGAGTTGAACGGGAACGGAAAGAAGTTTGTAACGCACTCAGAATTGAATACAGCGTTGCAGACGTTTATTACCGCGCTCAATTTACATACGCATCCAACGGCGGCTGTTGGCTCCCCGTCTCCGCCGACTTCTCCAATGAGTTTGAATATCGCAAGCGCGGCAACGACTACCGTAAAGACTGGAGGATGAAATGAACTTAGACGGCGATTACTTTTTTTTCTACGGACAAGTTGACGAACGAAAGGAAATCGAGTCTGACCTTGTGCAAGGCGTTATGCAGTCGAAGCGTTCTCTATTCTATAATCGACAATTCGGTGCAGGAGTTCCCGGATATGAGAATACGGCAGGCGGTTTATCCCTCGAGGTAAACATGAAGTACGATATAGCCGCATGGATAGCGCAACGGAACCGTGAAGTGTCGACCGGAACGAACGGCTCACGTGACCGGCGAGTTGTAACCAGTCAGTCAGCGATAAAGATCAACCAGCGGCGCGGAGAAGC